GCAATTCAACACGAAAAAATGCTTCGTGAGATTGTTGCTGACGAATTAACACCCAAAAAGAAGAAATTTAACGCTAATATAGCTGAAAATGACCTTTTTGATGTAGATAGTGGTGATGGAGAACTGTGGAATCCCGATAAAGTCGTCTAAATAAAAGAAAATCTTAGTATAAATGCCGGTCCAGCGTGTATCACGTGGGTTTAAAGACATTTCAGTGTCATTTAAACCTCATCCTATTACTAGAGACGTGATTCCTCTGAAAAATGAGAGCGCAATTTCCCGTGCAGTGAAGAATTTAGTGTTAACACACCTAAGAGAACGTCCATTTAATCCAAATTTGGGTTCTCGAATAGGTGAAAGTCTTTTTGAATTGATGGATGTTGGTTCAGCATCTATTATTGCTACTGAAATACGTAATACTATTGATAATTTTGAACCTAGGGTTCAATTAATGGACGTTCAAGTTACTCCATACTATGATTCTCACGCATATGACGTGACAATTGTTTATGAAATCGTTGGAATTGACGTTCCTGCCCAACAAGTTAATTTCTTATTAGAATCATTAAGATAAATGCCTCTTACACAGTTTCAAAATTTAGATTTTGAAGATATTAAGACTCAAATAAAGGATTATTTGAGAGCGAATTCCAATTTTACTGATTTTGACTTTGAAGGATCGAACATGTCGGTCCTAATTGACACTTTAGCATATAATTCTTACATTACTGCCTACAATAGCAACATGATTGCTAATGAGGTATTCATTGATAGTGCAACTTTAAGAGAAAATGTCGCTGCACTTGCTAGAAACGTTGGATATACCCCAAGATCAAAGACTGCATCAAAAGCAATAGTAGAATTCTTTGTTGATACCTCATCTTATGCCACACAACCGCTAACATTAACACTAAAAGCGGGAATTATAGCTGTTTCGAATACATATAACAATAGAAATTACAGTTTTGCACTTATGAATGACATAACTGTACCTGTTGTTGATAATATTGCAATTTTTAGTGGTGTTGATATCTTCGAAGGTTCATATTTGTCAAAAACTTTCACTTATAGAGAGACTGGAGATGGTGTTCCTATTGAAAAGTTCATTTTACCCAATAGTGGTATCGATACTTCAACAATTAAGGTAGCAGTATCACCAAATATCAATGCAACTAATTTAAAAACGATTTATAAGTTATCAAATAACATTATTGACGTAGATAACAACTCATTAATCTTCCTTTTACAAGAAGCAGCTGATGAGAAGTATGAATTAATTTTTGGAGATGGTAAATTTGGTAAAAAACTCGAAGATTCTAATTATATTGTTGTAAATTACATTTCAACAAATGGAGAAGACGCAAATGGCGTAAATTCCTTTACTTTCAGTGGAAATATAGTAGATAATTCCGGAGTCGTCATTACAGAAGGAATTTCTGACATAACAACTATCAATGCTGCTGAAAATGGCGATGATATTGAATCAGTTTCTTCAATTAAGAAATATGCGCCTTTAGTTTATTCCGCACAGAACCGTGCAGTGACTTCAGACGACTATAAAGCAATTATTACCAACATTTATACAAATACTGAGTCAGTTGCTGTTTATGGAGGTGAAGATACTAGTCCTCCACAATTTGGTAAAGTCTTTATTAGTATAAAACCAAAAAATGGTAAATATTTGTCTCAAATTGAAAAAATCGAACTTAAGAACAAGTTAAAGCGTTATACAGTTGCTGGAATCCTTCCACAACTTATAGATCTTAAATATCTGTATGTTGAGATGGATACTAGTGCATATTATAATGAAAACTCTACAAATAGCGTATCTGCCCTTAAAACCTCGATATTAAGCACTCTGAATACATATGCTCGTTCGAGTGAATTGAATACCTTTGGAGCGCGATTTAAGTTCTCTAAGGCAATGCGTTTAGTTGATCAAACTGACACTGCTATCACTTCAAACATCACTAGATTAGCGATGAGAAGAGATATGAGACCTGCTTTATCAGATTTAGCAACATATGAACTTTGTTATGGTAATGCATTTAATGTAAACTCATTAAATGGTTATAATATTAAATCATCTGGTTTTTCTGTTAGTGGTATAAGTGGAACTGTGTATATCTCTGATATACCAAATCCAGATAGAAAAACAGGCAGATTAATTCTCTTTAAATTACTTTCTTCTAACCAAGTTGCTATTATTAGAAATAATATTGGTACAATTGAGTATACAAGGGGTGAGATATTAATTAATGCTATCATTATTAATTCCACTATAATCAGTACTGATCAACCAGTCATTGAAATTAGCGGAACACCAAAATCTTATGATGTTATTGGATTACAGGATCTTTATTTGCAACTAGATACTAGTAACAGTTTAGTTACTATGGTTTCTGACACTATTTCTTCTGGCGCAGACGTTTCTGGTTCTAACTACGTCGTTAGTTCTAGTTTCCCTAACGGAAGAGATGATCGTGAATCTCCTTTAGTTAGAGGAGTTCCACAATATTCAACAGTTAGTGGAACAGAGGCTAATACGGTACAGGAAGTTGACACATCTTATGCAACAACCTATACAACCTCTACAACATTTAATTCTGAGCAAGTAACAGGTAACACTTCCAGCGGCAGCTATTCATACTAATGATAGAAACAAGAGCTAAAACCTACTCTGTTGTAAGTCAACAGATACCGGAACAGATTAGAAGTGAATCTCCATTATTTGGAGAATTTTTAGAGCAGTATTATAAATCACAGGAATTCCAAGGTGGTCCTGTTGATATTGCTGAAAATATAGATCAATATATTAAGAATGATTCATTTCGTCAGAAAAATCTTGTAACTTCTACGAATTTAGATGGAGCTGTTGATGCATTTGATAAAACAATTGCAGTTAACTCTACTCAGGGATTTCCCGATAGATATGGATATTTAAAAATTGGTAGTGAAATAATTACATATGAAAATAAGGATAAGAGACAGTTTTTTAATTGCAAGCGTGGTTTTAGTGCAATTACTTCTCTTTTCACTAGTACAGAAGAAGATAAGGTAACATTTAGTACTTCATCTTCTGCTTCTCATGCTGATGATGCTGTAGTAACAAACTTAAGTAATCTTTTCTTAATAGAATTTTTTAGAAAGTATAAGAGTTTATATGTTCCTGGATTAGAAGATAGATCTTTTGTTTCTGGATTGGACCAGTCTCTTTTCTCAAAGCAAGCAAAGGATTTATATGTAACAAAAGGAACTGATGATTCTTTTGAGATTCTTTTCCGTGCTTTATATGGTTCTAAAGCTGTCATTGTAAAACCATTTGAACAAACAATTAAACCTTCTGATGCTGACTATAGAATAACAGAAGATTTAGTAGTTGTTTCTTTAGATGGTGATCCTTATAGTCTTAAAGGACAAACTTTATATCAAGATAAAGTAGATGGTGTTTTGAACTATTCTTATGGTTCAATTGCTGATATAATTTCATATAATCGTAGCGGTAACACTTATTATCAAATAAGTTTAGACGCTGGTTCTGATAAAGATATTAGTGAATCTGGTTCTATCTACGGTAAGTTTAGTGTTACTCCCACAACTAGAACCGTAACTGATGAAATTGCTAGTGTTAATACATTATATGTTGATTCTACAATTGGATTTCCACCTTCAGGTACTTTAATAATAACTGTTGATGAAGCAGAATATACTGTTACTTATACAAGTAAAACTACAAATCAATTTTTAGGATTATCTGGTAATACTGCTGCTATTACTAAAAATTCATTAATTAGATTAGAATCCAGTGTTTATGGATATGATAATGATGGTAATAAAATTACTGTTAGAATTACTGGTGTAGTTTCTGATTTTATGATACCAGGACTCAGTAAACAGATGGTTGCTGGTGATTCTATTGATGTACAAAATTTAGGTACTTTAAAAGATAAAGATAAGACATTTACTGAATGGGTTTATAATGTTACAAATAGATTTAATATTGACAAAATTGAGGATATAGGTAATGGTAACATTAAGATTACTTGTCCAGAAGTACACTTACTATTTCTTGGTGATATAGTATCATTAATTAACCAATCAACCCAATCACTAACTCAAGGTAATGTTATTGACATTCCTTCAAATAAGATTGCCATTCTTAGTGGATTAGGTGCTATTGACCTTGGCGTAACATATAAAGCAAGAAAAGAACTTATTAGAGCAGAAATTCTTCCTGCTGTTAAACAACCAACTTATAAATTTAGTGCAAATGTTCAGAATGCATATGATTTAAATGTTGTTGGAATAGTTAGTGGTGTTCCATATGCTGGTCCATATCATACTCATAATGGTATGAAAATGGTTGGGCCAAAGCATACAGAGGTTCCACATGATTTCATTGAAGGTGAATCTGAACATCAAACTTATATTACATCTCCTTCTATCCCATATTATATAAATCAGCAACTTAATGCTGATTTAAGAGGTATAGATATAAAATTTGCAGCAACTTTTGCTGGAGATACTATTTCTACTTCAAGAACTCATGACTTTAAGACTGGAGATGAAGTTTATTATGTTCCAGGAACAACTCAGACTTCTACTTTAGTTGATGGTGTTGTTTCTACTTCTACTACAACACTTCCACTTAGTCCTCTTACAGAAGGTACTTATTATGCTCAAAAAATCGATGATCAATCCTTTAAATTAGCATATTCTCGTGCAAACATTGATGTAGGTAAGTTTATTACTGTAACTGGTAATAGTGCTGGTATTACAACTCATACATTTGCTAGTAGACTGCAAAATAAGGCAATTGATTCACAAAGACTGGTAAGAAGACTTACTAAACCAGTTTTTGATTCTCCTGGAAAAGATTTTACAACAACACCTGGTGAAAAAACTGGTATTTTTGTAAATGGAGTAGAATTAGCAAATTATAAGTCAAGAGATGGTATCTATTATGGTCCATTAGACGAAATTCTTGTTACAGAGGGTGGAAGTGGACATGATGTTATAAATCCACCTGAATTGTTGATTACAGACGCTGCAGGGGTTGGTGCAACTGGGCATGTCAATGTAAAGGGTTCATTTGAAAGAATTGATATAACATATCCTGGTTTTGATTACTTAGAACAACCACAAATTAAGATTTCTGGTGGTAATGGTAAAGGAGCGACTGCAGAAGCAAAAATGAGGCAAGGAATTCATGCTCCTACACTTGACGTTTCTGTTGGTATCAATACTTCTACTAATACTGTTGGATTTACAACTTATCACCTCTTTAATAATGGAGAAAGAGTATTTTATCGTCAAAATAAGGGTGGAGCAGTTGGAACAGGAACAACAAGCTTAGGTGATGGTGCAATTTATTTTGTTGGACTTGTTGATAACACAAATATCCGATTACACTCTAATTTTGAAGATGCTATTGCTGGAATTAGCACAATAGACCTTTCTGATAAAGGATCAGGTACTCAGAAGTTTGAAAGTGTTAAAAAGAAGAATGTTGTTGATCGTATATTTGTAACTAACCCTGGAAGTGGATATGAGAACAAAAAACGTACTGTTATCACTACTGGAATTAGTACTTCTAACCATTCTATCAATATTAAGAATCATGGATATGAAAATGGCGAAATTTTAACATATTCTTCTACTGGTAGTGTTATTGGTGGTTTAAATGCAAATAATCAATATAAAGTACTTGTTGTTGACAATAATAACTTCAGATTAGCAAATGCTGGAGTTGGTGGCACATTAACATCTGATTATGATAATGACATCTATGTAAATCTAACAAGTGTTGGTGTAGGTACTCATATTTTCAATTATCAACCAATTTCAGTTTCTATTAGTGGAGAAATTGGAATTAACACTGCATTGGGTGATTATCATGCCACAATGATTCCTGTTGTTAGAGGATCAATAACTTCCGTTGATTTGACTCAAAATGGAACAGGATATGGTAACTCTTCAATTATAAGTTATAATCGTCCACCAAATATTGATTTTCTCTCTGGTTCTGGTGCTGAACTTCGTCCAATCGTAAAAGATGGTTCAATTGAGCAAGTTATCGTTACTAGAGGTGGTTCTGGATATAATGCACCTCCCGAAATCATTACATCTGGTATTGGTACATATGCAGCTCTAACACCCGTTATAACAGACGGTGTAGTGACTTCTGTTAACGTTGTAAGTGGTGGTGTTGGATTTGTTACCGATAGGTCTTTCTTAAGCATAGAAACCGCTTTAAACGCTGGTGGTAGAGCACCTGTAGTTGATCCTAGAATCAAGAGATGGGAACTTGATAATGTTAATCGTTTCCGTACAAAAATTAAACTTGATGATGGATTTATGGAGAATAGTACTGCTGACTATGGTTCGCAGTTTACACACCTATATGCTCCTAGAAAATTAAGAGAAATGCTCCCATCATTGAAATTAAATGGTGAAAAGGATTATGGTACTTATGATTTGGAATATGAGAATGCTGAGGAAGTTTCAGATAACCATTCTCCAATTATTGGATTTGCTTATGACGGAAACCCAATTTATGGTCCCTATGGATTTGATAGAATAGATGGTGGCGTAATCAGGAGATTGATTCCTGGATATGAACTTAATGCTACTAGACAACTTGGACCTAGCGTTGGTGACTGGCCATTGGGTTCATTTACCAATGATTATACATTTACTAATAAAGGTGACTTAGACAAGTATAACGGGCGTTTCTGTAAGACTCCTGACTATCCTGAGGGTACATATGCATACTTTGCTACCATTGATAATTCTTCTCAGCAAGACCAAACATTTGACAAGTATTTTACACCCGTATTCCCATACGTAATTGGAGAATCATTTAAATCTAAACCAGATTCTTTTAACTTCAGTCCAGATTCAATTACTGATAAAATTGATTTAGATAAGGGTGGTTATGTAAGAAACATCTATCCATATAAGTTATCTTTCACTGCTAGTGATTATGAATATGTTTCACGTCCTGATAAGACGATTGATGAGTTTGCTTCAGTTGTTTATGCTGAACCTGGTAGAATAGAATCTGTATTCATTGAAGATGGTGGATATAATTATAAAGTTGGTGATAGGGTTGTATTTGATAATTCGGGTAGTGGTGGAGTTAATGCATCTTCGAAAGTTACAAAAGTTGCAGGTAAGAATATTGTTAAAATAGCATCTTCTATTATTAAAAAAGAAGATGTTACATTTGAAATATTACAAGACAAAAAATCAGTTCTTGCTAGAACTCAACAACCACATGATTTTAAAAATGGTGATTATGTAAGTGTTTCTGGAATATCATCACAGTCAATTATTAACTTAGATGGTGTTTATAATATTGGTGTTACTACAGCATTGTTTAAAGTTGCTACTGCTATTGGGAATACCTCTGCTACAGGTATAGTTACATATATTCCAATTAATGGAGATGTGGGAGTTCTTAATGTAGATGATGTTATTGGAATATCAACTGAACAATTGTTTGTTATAAATGTAGATACATTTAATTCAAGAGTTAGGGTTATAAGAGAATATGGTGGAACTGTTGGTACAGCATATACTGCTGGAACTATTATTGAAGAAAAACCACGTGGTTTAACTATTAACGTTGGTGTAAATACAGATTCTGATATTAAAATACAGAAGAGTACATATTTTGATCCTTCTGAAGTTGTTGGAGTTGGTACTACTTCTGGAGTTGGTATTAATAGTACTATATCAATTACAGCACCTGGTTTAGCATCTACTGATATTGCTATTCCATATAGATCGATATATCTACCAAATCATAAATTTACAACTGGACAATCATTAACTTATTCTTCTGGTGGTGGAACTGTTGTTTCAGTATCTACTAATGGTATTAGCAATTTTAACCTTCCTACTCAAGTTTATTCAATTAAATTAGGACAAAATTTAATTGGTTTAACAACAATGCCAGTTGGAGTTGGTTCTGAAGGAACATATGTTGGTGTTGCTTCTACTGCTGCTATACAACTTTATTTCCATAATGTTGGTGCTGGTGTAACACATTCATTAACAACTACAGATACTCAACTTACTGGTATTTTGGAGAAAGTAGTTGTTACAGCAACAGCAACTACTGCACATGGACTTGGGGTTGGTGATACTGTATTTTTAGATGTATTACCTGGAATTACATCTTCTTACAATATTAAGTACAGTAATTATAATAGAAAAGTAACAGTAGGTTTAGCAACGTTCTTACAAAGTAATGTAAGTACTACTAATGATACAATTAGTATTGTTAATCATGGATTTAATACTGGTGATCAAGTTATATACGAATCAACTAGCGTAGTGTCTGGTTTAACTACTAGTGGTACTTATTATGTTATTAAAGACAATTCTGATACTATTAAATTAGCATCAAATTATTATAATGCAACAATTCAATATCCTGAGCATATATCATTAGCATCCACTGGTGGAGCAGTATTACACTCTTTACTTCCAGTTAACCCACTTATTAATTTAACTAGAGGGCAAAAATTAGAATTTAATGTTGCTGATAGTTCACTTTCTAATGTATCTGGTGGTACAACTTATTCTGCGTTCTCTGTTAAGTTCTTTAGAGATAAGGATTTTAAACATGAGTATTTAACTGCAACTCCTGATCAATTTGATGTTACTAGTAGTGGAAATGTAGGTATAACAGGAGGAAGAGTATTTTTACAAACAAATGCTAGAACTCCAGAGTTTCTTTATTACTCTTTGAAACCAGTTAATCCAGATAGAATTACTACAGTTCAATCTGAGATTATTACTGACAAAAAAGTTAAAAATTATAATACTATTAAATTAGTTGATTCTCTTTATGATGGGGAATTTAAAATTTCTTCAATGGGTTCAACAACATTTACATTTAATGTTCCTAATGAACCAGAGAGTTCTGTATATACGGATGTATTAAGTGATATTTCATATGAGACAACTTCTGCTGGTGCTTTAGGTGGAATAGCAGATATTAAAGTAACAAATAGGGGTTTTGGATATCATACAATACCTGGTATTTCTACAATACGTAGATCATATATTGGTACTGCTGCGACTACTTATGGGGATGGTTGTGTATTAAGAGTAGAAAGCAATTCAATTGGACAGGTTAAATCAACTCAAATTGATAATCCTGGTTTTGAATTCCCATACGATCAAACGTTACGTCCAACTGGAGCATTACCAAGTCTCTTTAAGGTTGATAGATATAGATCATTAGATCATATTGGATTAAGTTCTGGTGGGCATAATTATTCCACTCCACCAAAAGTAATTGTTAAAGATAGGGTAAGTGATCAGATTATTACCGAAGTGGAAGTTAAGACAGAAGTTAGTGGTTCTGTTGGTGTTTCTAGTGTTAATATCGTTAATAATACTAAGAGATTACAAGACCCATACCCAACTATAATACCTATTCACAACTCCAACGGAGTTGGTATTGAAACTATTGGATTTACAACTTCTACTGCAACTGTTGAACTTACTCTTGATACTGATTTTTCTACAGGAATGGATTTCCCATTTGCAGTTGGAGATAAGGTTTTAGTTGAGGGTGTTGGTATTGCTACTACTGGATTTGGATATAATTCCAGTGAATACAAT